TTCCCCCTGCCCGAAGGCTCCCGATTCAGTCGACACGGGACCGATAGTTTTACGACCGACAATCTGGGGAACGCTGAAGCATGAAAAAACCCGCTGACCTTACCGGGGCATCGGCGAGGTCAACGGGTTGTTACACGTCAGGTTGTGCCTGATGGGATGCCCCCCGCCAGACATCGGCCATTATACCGCCCGCCTCCCCCGCGTCAACAGCCCCGCTGCCACTCCCAGAGCCAGACCGATCACGACCCCGGCCAGCACAGAGGCGGGATCGAGCCAGGCGACAGCGGGGAGCGGCAGGAGGAGGACCATCGGACAATCGTCAAGGCGACTTTGTGACATCCGCTAAGCAGGTGTCACAAACTGGGGCATAGGTTGATCGTAGCCCCCGCGTTCCAGCCTAGGAAAACCGAACTCGACGCGATTCATTGGAATTCGCGGAATGCGTTTCGCCCTTATTTTCCCGAGTCGAACGCAATGGGGCGAGCGGAAACCGAACGGCGAACCGGAAAATCTGGTGACGCAAGTCTAGGCGTGGCAGTGACTTAGATCAAAGCCGGATAATTCTTCTAGTTTTCTCTAGACGCAATGGGGGCGGTGGGTATAATGCACCCGTCCAAGCGACGAAGGTCGAGTGGTTCGAACGGAGGACAACACCATGAAGCGTTAAACAGCGAGTTCGAGACCGGCGGGGTGCGTCGCCTAATCCGCACACTTCTTTCCATGCCACGCGAGTGGCGAATCAGACTTGGGAGTGATGACAGATGAAGACCTATTACATTGCGTTTCCGGGACAGGAGCAGTGGGACATCGTTGAGACGTTTGAAGCGACAGGCGATGCCGAAGCAAACGCATACGCTGATGCGAACTACGCCGATCAGGAATGGTGGGTGCTCAATGCCACTGGTCACAACATTAACGGTCACCCATCCGACGAACTCTGTGCACCGTTTGCGTAGGCCCAGCCCCCGCCCCTCGGGAGATCCGGGGGGCTTCTCTAACCTCGGGAGTGAGTGATCATGCGCAGCGTGACGATTGACGGCGTGACATATGAGGCGGTGAAACCGGCAACCAATCGGCGGGTCGTGTGTCTGACACATGGGTGGACGTGGATCGGCGAGTACAGCCAGGATGTGGTCGATAGCGTCGACTGGGTGATGTTGCACAACGCCCAGAACGTGCAGCGATACACCGGCGTCGGAATTGCGGGTGCGATCAACGATCCGTCTGGAGAGTCGGTGACGTTGGGCACCCCGCTGGCCTGTGCGATGCGCATCCCGCTGGCCTCGGTGATTTGGACTGCGGAGGTTCCAGCATGCCAGTGAGCGTGTTTGCCCCGTCGATTGCTCGCTACGGCGACGGCAACGGCAACGGCTACGGCAACGGCAACGGCTATGGCTATGGCGACGGCTACGGCTATGGCTATGGCTACGGCAACGGCAACGGCTACGTCTACGGCTACGCCTACGGCGACGGCCTCGGCAATGGCGATGGCGATGGCAACGGCAACGGCTACGGCAATGGCAACGGCAACGGCTACGGCAACGGCAACGGCAACGGCAACGGCTACGGCTACGGCTACGGCGACGGCCACGGCAATCCGCTGGTGATTGTGTCTTCTGACCTCGGGAGGTAAGTGATGGACGTGGACGAGATCCAGCGGCGACAAGCGGCACAAGAACTGATTCACAAGACGGCGGCCGAGATTCGCAAGGCGATCGACTACGCGGTCAGTGAGGCCAAAGCCATCCTTGATGACGACATTGAGGAAATGATCCGGGAACTGGTGTTCGACTGATGGCCAAACGGAAACGAGGACGCCCGCCAGTCGGTGGCGTGGCAATCTACACGACGGTTCCCCGGGCTGTCCGTGATGAGATCAAACGCAGGGCCACGGCGGAGGGCCGGTCGATGGCCTCATGGATTCAGCGGGTTCTGGGTCAGGCAGTTCAGGGAGGGAAATGAGATGCTGGTGTTGACGGTGGTGTCGGGAAGCGGGTTGACCATGACGCTGGACAATGGCGAGCGGGTCAGGGTGAAGATCGTCCGGGTCAGCGGCAACAAGGTCCGGCTGGGGATCGACGCCCCGCCAGATGTGGATATCGTTCGCGACGACGTGCAACGGCGAATCGACAACGGTGAGTCGTTTGCTACCTCGGGTCACGACGGCCCGAGCGACATGGACGGCCCGCAGGACGCGGCGGCCACGGATGGCCCTTGATACTCACCGCCTGCCAGTGAGTGAGCCTCAGAGCGGGCTGGTGGGTGCTGCTGGCGTGAAGACCGCCAGCCGAAAACGACGGTCTGGCCCGGATCGAATCGATGGCAGGGCTAGTTTTCCAAGGTTCCTCGGGAGGGTGAGTGATGAGACCGGAGTGCAATCCAGCATTCATTCGAGCGCTGGCCAACCTGATCGATCCTGACAGCACGCGGATGATTACCGGCATCAGGCTGGAGGCCCGCGTCAACGAGGTGCCACTGCTAACAATCTGGGAGTACGTGCAGCCGGACACGCTGCAGGGCCTGAAAGAGATCGTCAGTCATTACCGGGTGACATCAATTCTTCAGGAGGGTGAGTGATGGCGTGGTCAGAAGATTGGCGGAATGGCATTGACTGGCAGGTCGGCGATTACATCCGGTGTGATGGGTCGGATGTTCTGGTGAAGATCACCGACGAGGCGAGGTTTACTCATCCACTTGGAACACGAATGAGGCGTTTGATTGCCGGTGGCCCCGATGGATTTCAGGGGACGCAGCGAGACTTCGAGATTTCCAATTGGCGGCGAGTCGACGTACCAAAAACGGAGGGTGAGTGATGCACTGGGAATTGATCGTGCTGATGATCGTGGTCGTGGTCTGGGGTGCCGTGCGGCTGGCGTCGACCCTGTTCGCCTGGGCGGACGAGATCGAGCGTCGGCAGATCCGCGACGACGTGGCTGGCCTGTCCGTGTTCGGGGAGGATGAGTGATGAGCGAGACGACGGGGGCTGAAGAAAAATGGGTCGTCCAGTACAGGCTTGGTGACGATGCCCCGTGGCTCTGCGACGAGGCATTTCCGTTGCTGCGCTGGGAGGCCGCTAAGGCGTATTTCGAAAGACAGCGAGAGCGGCGGCCGGGCGTCAAGTGGCGGCTGGTGCATCGCCATACAGTGACCACGGTGACAGAGGAGGTGGTGCGGTGAGCGAACTACAACGCGGGCCGGACATCTCGGTGATGTTCGAGGTGTGGCAACGAATCGATTGGAGTGATGGGACTAGCAACGACTGGCACCCGCACGAGATTGACTACAGCAGCATTGAGGCGGCGCGTGATGCGATTGCCGTGCTGCCAACTGTGATGCCTTACTCGATGATGGGGCCGGGCATGATCACATACCGCATCCGCCAAGCGATCACGATTCTGGAGTGGCTGGAATGAGCAGCGATCCCCTCGAACCGTTTCGTTCGGTCAAGCTGACAACGATGGTCACTGTCCCGCCAATTGACGAGCAGTTACTGACGATGACCGACGTGGAGATTCAGACCGAGATGCAGCGGCACATGGAGGCGATGGAGCGGTTGATCATCAAGCGGATTTTTGGTCAGCCGAACTTCCGGATCTACACGCAATCAGGCATTCCGCCAATGAATTGCGTTAGTGTGTTGTGGCAGTAACCCTACTCTGCAGGAAAACCCGCGACGGCAGCCAGGGCCGTGCAGAGACTGGCGAAATGGATCGGAAGCATGGGAACATGTCCTTCAGGCACGTAAGGGGAAACCCTGCAAACCACAACTGCGAAAGCTCGGGTGGCTCCGAATGGACGCTGAAAAATATGCAGGTCTGGCGAGCGGTGTGTGTGGGTGGCTGCCAAGCCCCCATTTCGTCACCAGAAAGCAGGTTCGAATCCTGCCCGATCCACTATTGCGGTCAGCAGCGAAGCGCACGCGAACGGAGTCGGACTCCCTAACGTGCGTGGGAATTGAGGGGTCCCACCCGAAGCCCGCTGTCTGCTGTGGTGCCATCAGGTCGACATGGTGGCATCATCCCGGAGCATTGCCGGGGACCGCAAGAGATTTGGGGTCGCAGCAAGAGCCGGTGAGAAACTGACGACGGTCAGCAGGTAGCCGGAGGAGAGAGCAACGCCGGTCGTCAACCGGTAGCTCCCTGATGGGAGCTGTGGAGGTGCAACTCCTCCAGTCCCCACTGAGTGAGTGATGCGAGTTCCTTTAACCTCGGGAGTGATGACGATGCTGTTCGGTGGTGGTGACAATGCATCCGACGCGGAGTATTACGAGTGCCAAGCGGGAGGCGATGCCTTGGAGTTGACGTATGAAATGACCGATGACATGGGCCGGATTCCGTTGTACCGTCCGTCTGGTCCGGGGCCGTGTCCTCAGTGTGGCGCACCGACGAGGCAACGCAACGGACGCAAAGGCCCGTTTTTTGGGTGTTCAGAGTTTCCGCGTTGTCGCGGTACTCGCAACGCGTGAGTTCCTTTTACCCCGGGAGTGATGACGATGGCACGAGAGGATTACGAGAGCGTTGGCGAAGTCGTGCACGACCTGATCAACCCAGTGTTGGCCAGGTTGTACGCGATCAGTCAGGATCACCAGTGGCTGCTGCCTGCCAAACGTGAGGCGGTGTGGCGGCTACTTGGCGGGATCGACGCAGCATGGACAGCGTATTGGAACGAACTTTATGGCGGTGGGAGAACGCCACAGTTCACCGAATGCGGCGAGATCCGCGAGACCGACAACGGCCCGACACGTGGCGACATCGCCGGGAAGGTGCAGCATGACGTCGGTTGACATCCCCGAGCGGCTGGAGTGGCGGTGTATGCTGCCGGTGCGGTTCCTCGGCTGGAAAGACCCGCGATTGAACGTGATGGAGTGCGCTGTCTCTTACAACAGCACAGGGCTGGACGTGATCAAGGACGTGATTCCCGACGGCATCAAATGCCATGCCAGCAATCTGGCAATCGAGGAATGGTTCGACGATGAAACCGAAAGCCACTTCGTCGAGTTCGTCGGCGGACCGCATGGACGTGGGCGGTTCTTTGGTCACGATATCGATACGGCAGAGATCCGCAGCCTGTACCATGACATGAAGGCACTCGGCTACGCAGTGGAGGACGACGAGTAATGCAGACCTCAGAGCAGATCAACGAACTCGCGGCGGCATTGGCGAAGGCACAAGGGGAGTTCCCGCCGATTCCAAAGGACTGTGTCGCCAAGATCCAGACCAAGAAGGGGGGCAGCTACTCGTTCAAGTACGCTGACCTCGATACCGTGCTGTCGACTGTGAGGCCGGTGTTGTCCAAGCACGGGTTGGCCCTCGTGGTCGACATCGAGACGGTCAAGAATGAGGCGGGAGAACGTGCCATGCGTGCTACCATCCGCCTGATTCACTGCTCGGGTCAGTGGATGCAAACGACGGGGCTGGCAATCGCCATCGATGCCGACGCCTATGCAAACCAGCCCGCACAGTCGAGCGGGAGCGCTGCCACCTACGCCACCCGCTACGCTGTCGAGGCATTGCTGTCGATCCGTGCGACTGACGATCAGGACGGGGCAGAGGCAAGCGGCAACCATATCGAGGTACAACGCCGACCCCCACCGCCACAACCCGCCCCGCAGCAGACCGGCACACGTCCAGCCCTTCACGATTCTCTGCGGAGTCTGCTGCAGGAGTTCCATTGGCCAGACGAGCACAAGCGGGAGTACAGCGAGAAGCTGCTTGGCTGGTGCGGTTCGTCCCTCGGTCGGTGCATGGACGATCCGGAGCACGCTGCCAAGATGACTCAGCACATTGAGGCGGAGCTAACCCTGCTGGGCGACATGGAACGCCCGGAGAAGCTGCAAACATTGTTCATGTCAATCATGGAGAAGCCCTTCTGATGTCCGAGTACCAACCCAAGCCCGGCAGTGGGGCACTGTTCAAGAATCGCCACAAAGAGGCGGGAGACAACAAGCCGGACTACACTGGCAACGGGGTCGACCTCAACGGGCAACCGTTCTTGATTGCTGCCTGGGTCAAGCGCCCCGAGGGCAAGCCCCCGTTCATGTCGTTCGCGATCAGTCTGCCGAAGGAGCAGCAGGCGAAGCCGCAACAGCAACGGCCGCTGACGCAGTTCGCACCAGAGGACGACGTGCCGTTCTAGGTTGACGTTCTCAAAGCGTCCGCTACAATGTCGATGCCGTCTCTTACCGGCCCGACAATTCGACTTTCCCCCTCCCGGGGTTTGAGCCGCCCGACAGCGAGTAAGAGCGCTGTCGAGGCGGTTTTTTCATGGAGCCAACGTGAACACGATTTATCAACACCTGCCCTTGGGCAAGATCATCGATCACCCGATCAATCACGCCATCTATCAGGACAACTTCGATGATGATCTTGTTGAGAGCGTGCGGGTAAATGGGGTGCTGAATCCTATCACAGTGTGCCGACATCCCGGGGGTTCTTTCGTCTGCCTGAGCGGTCACCGGCGACGGCAAGCGGCGAAGCTGGCGGGGTTGACGAACATTCCCGCGATGGTGGTCCGTGATGAAGTGCCGGAACATCTCCAAGTGATCATGGTGATTGAATCCAATCGCCAGCGGGACAAGACCACAGAGCAGAAGGCCCGGGAAACTGCTGAACTTGCCAAGGCCCGGTCAGTGGAAGCAAAGAGCCGCATGAAAGCCGGGAAAAAGGCAACGTCTGACCCTCGGGCAAATTTACCCGAGGGTTCCGATGAGAAGGGCCGGGCAATCACGCAGGCTGCAAAAGAGACTGGGTTGGGCAGCCGGAAAACTGCGGAGAAGGCGTTGGAGGTTGTCGAGAAGATCGACGAATTGACAGCCGCAGGTGAGGCAATCAAGGCTGAACAACTCCGCGAGGCACTGAACGAAAAGAGCGTGTCTGCTGCTGCCAGGTTGGCGGAGGAGATCGACAAGCCACAACCTCAGCCCGAACCGGAAAAGGCATCGGAGCCTGAGGTTGTTGATCAGGTGCGCGACGAATTTGGTGCGGTCTGGCTGTCGTTGGTTCCGTTGTGGGAACAGTTGTCTGAGATCCGAGAGACTGAAAGTCTGGTCCGACAACTGAAAAAACGATTCAAAGCCCATCGTCGTGAGCCGGTCGGTAGCAGGATCAACACGACGCCAGTGGATGCGGCCATTCAAGCGATTGAACAAGCATTGAAACTTGGCCCGCCTCATACTGAGTGCTTCAAGTGTCAGCGTGACATTAAGCCTGACTGCAAGTTGTGCCGTGGAACTGGCTGGATCAATAAGTCTGAGTACAGCGGACATCGGACCGAGAGCGGCGATCAGTGGTTGCGGGGGAGGGATTCCTAATGGACGGGATCGATCTGATTTACGACGCGGCAGAAGACCTGCCGGAACTGGAGGAGCGTGAGCCGTTGGTTCCAATCGCTCCGGCGTGCGGACCTGGGCAAGGGGTGCTGACACTGCGCGACTACCAAGACGAAGCGGTTGAGGCGATCTACGCGGCGTGGCAAACGAACCGGTCTGTTCTGGCCGAGTTGGCGACAGGTCTGGGGAAAACGGTCAT